TACATTTGTAATACCAAATTTTTCATTTATTTCTAATTTTAAAAAGAAATCACCATACTTACACATATTACGAATCCAAGGCCATAAATTAAATTCTATGTTAACAATATCGTAAAATAGATTATGTAATATCTCTTTTATTTGGTCATTGTCTGTGTTAATTTGTAATACTTCACCATACTCTGATTTCATTGTTGACTCGTCAGCGTAAATATCAAGTGCCGAAGATATAATAGCATCTGCTTCCATTGACTCATAATCTTTGAAAAGATTTAATCTCATTGATTTTGTTAGTAAAGAATCAGAGTACCCACTTAGTCCAGCACCAGTAAATATTTTTTGATATCTGTCTACTAAATTACTTTTAGCATAAGATTGTGTACGACTAGTGTCACTAACTTTTAATTTTCTTCCACCAACGTTTCTAACTACAACGTTAGTTGAAAATAATCTACGTAATCTACTGAATAAACTTTTATCAGCCATTTTTTACCTCTTTAGTTAAAGTAACCAATCTAATGATTCTTTTTGTTTATTTATTTCCATTGTCCAAGAATCGTTTTGGTTGTTTTTTGGTGTATACACACCTTGATTTGATGTTATACTATTCATTGCTTTTTTCTGTAATTGTATGCCCTCAGACCGAAGTCTCAATGCAGTTTCTCTAATCCAAAGTCCCATAGCATAAGACATTACTAAATCGTCATTATATCCAGACATTGCTTCTGCCCTACTACCATTATATATAAATACAAATAATTCATCTATTAGTCTTTGTGAACGTACAGTTACTAACTTTTCTCTAAAAAATTCTTCTAATTTCGCTATCACAAGTGGTCTAGTTTTTTGTGTCAATGTGAAGCCGGGTACTAATTGTTTTTCTGCTCTATTAATTTTATTATTAATCTGTCTATGTACATCAACCACTTGTAAATCTTTACTCATATAAAAAAGATTTTGATATTCTCTATCTATACATTGTTGAATGGTTGCCCACCCTATATTATTGTTTTCAATCACTAATAAAGCGTCATTATACTCAATAGATATATTTACTAATAAATTACCAAAATCTCTAGTAGACATTCTACCTTTATATTCTGCTACTTGTTCTAAACTTTCAATATCTATAATATGAAAAGCTGAATAGTCTGTTGAATCTCCACGACTAACATCAGCACATACTATATAATCTTTTGTATAGTTTGGTGGATTCCAAATCCATACGTTACTGTCTATCCCTCTTCTTTCTAATGGTTCTTGAACTTGAGATTCTCTATATTCCTCTAAAATTAAACCATCAACTACAGATTGACCAGAAGTAATAAAATCACAATCACATTCTTGAGCAGCTAATGAGGGCCCTAATAAAGAATCTTGTTCATCTCTCCACTCTTGACCTCTATCAGGATGAACAGTCCAATGTAATTTGATAAAATTAAAATCATTTAAATTATCTTCTGCATCCATCCAAGTTCTATGAAACCAATTACCGACACCATTTGGTGTAGATAAAGCAATACATTGACCACCAGTAGATAATGTCTGTGAAGCTGCAGCCCATATCCCATCAATTTTATCAATAAATGCAGCCTCATCAAGTACTAATAAAGATAATGCCTCTGAACGACCAGCATCTTCTCCACTTGATACTGCCTTTATCTGTGAACCATTTTTATATCTCAATGACAATTTGTTATCTTCAACACATTTTTGTTTTAACCAAGATGGTAAATTGGCGTGCATCACTCTTACTTTGGTTACTAAATTTTTGGCAACTTCTTGTTTAGTAGCAATAACAAGTATATTTTTATCTGGATGAAAAGTCATCATCCAAAGAGAATAACCAGCAGTAATAGTAGATATACCTAGCTGTCTAGCTTTCAAAATAATATTGAAACGATGTTGAACAAAATCTTCAATAGTTTTTTCTTGAAAGTCATACAAATCAAATGGTATTTTACCTTTGATTGGATGTTGAATCATACAATATTTTTTTAAGAAATAAATTGAATTTGAGGCGCACTTTGCGTACTCTTTTCTCATCACATCTTTTAATTGTCCTTGTTTGTTACGCTTCATTTTACCTATGTAATACGTGAACTATACCTGAACTACCAATAATTACTTTACTAGGTGCAATATCATATTGTGTGTCAACTAACAAAGCTGAACCTGGTATCATACCACCATTTTGAAGTTCAATAGTTACATTACTTACGTCTTCAACAATAAATCCAGCAGCAATTGCCGAACCCGTAAAAGCGACTGTTTGATTAGCAGCTACTTTTGTAGCTTTATTATAAACACCAGGATTTTTAAAATCTGGTTGACTTCTACTAGATACATCAGTTCTTCCTTTTGTACCACTTGTTACTGTTGCCATTTAATTTCTCCTATTAAATTTAATTAAAATTGTCCTATATATAAATATATCACTTTAAAGAATCTTCTACTTTTTGTAAATGTTCTAGAGCTTCATCAGCTTGTTTCATTACTAAACTCATATCCATTTCCCACTTTTCTTTGTCAATGGAATATCCGTCTGGTCTAAATTGTTGATAAAATTCTGGTGATTTTTGTTTTTTAAATTCTTCTATTGTTTTCTTTTGTTCTTTTATCCAAGATAATGTATTTGCCTTTACCTTTTTTTCTTCCCATTCTTTATATGTGCCATCTATTCTCATTTTATTTTCTATCTCTACCTGACAATCAAAACAATGATTATATAAACGATACATTTTATCATCTAATCTTTTTTTCATAACCTTATCACATGATGGACAGAACCAAGGTGTTCTAGCTGCTTTTAACGCTTCAGAACGTTCACTAGACTTTTCTCTTTCTTTTGCTATTTGTTTTTGTCGCTCTTTTTTTTCTTTAGTATCTTCCATAGCAACCATAATACGTTTTTCTGGTGTACCACCATCTAAAATTGATTGTAACGCTTGATTTTGTCTTTTATTTTCTCTACTATATCCTGCCATAACTTACTCCTATACGAATTTTAACATACCTAAGATTTGATTTGCTGGAGCAAAAGCACCAGTATACTTATATAACTTTCCTTTAAATACAAAAGTGATACCCTCACTTGGTACAACTGACTTCAAACCACCAATTGCATTAAGTCTATCTAGTTGAGTTTTTAATGTATTAATAACTTTTGGATCTTTTGATGTCCTAACTTGTGATATAGCCTTTTGTAAATCTTTTCTAATTCTTTGTGCTGCTTTATCAGGATTGGCTGCAATAAAGTCACTAAGATTAGAAAGTATTTCAGCTCCTAACTCAAAGAAAAGAACTTCCCAATCTCTAATATGTTTTTTCTGTAATCCTTTTAAATCTATTTTATCTGTTTTTAATATCCAATTTAAAAATTTTTCATTCTTTATGTCTTTTCTAATCTGTTGTATCGTATACGACTTATCTAAAAATGCCCATCTTTTTGTTAGTTTACCTAAAATATGATTTGGAACTTGATATTTAAATTGTTTTCCTGCATTAAAAATGTATTCCATCCAATAAGCTTGATGATAATCTGCCAACGTATCTTTTGGTTTTAAATTAAATTGGTTTTGTAATCTGTTTAATTTACCTAAGAAGTAACTCTGTCTTTTAGCAAAGTTTTTTACCTTTGGTAAGTTAGTTACAAATGGTTTTGTGATACTATATGTCTTCTGTATGTTTTGATTTATTTGTTTTATCATACCAGCCAACATTCTAGCACTTCCTCTGTCCTCTCCAATAGGTGAACCTGCAGTATCATACTCAATTGTACCATGAAATTGTAATAATGATTTATCATATGGTATTACATTTGCTGTTTTTGGATAAATTACTTCCAAAGACATAAACTTTTTACCTTCTCCGAATATTTTGTCTTTTTGTTTTTTACTTAAACCCTTTAAAGCCTTTTCTAAATCTCTCATTGCGGATACAAATGCTGTTTCTATTTCACCTCTACCAGCAAACATATTTTTTATACCACTAACACTTAATGCATTAGCACCATGATTCTTGATATGTCCTTTGTTACGAGCTGCGATAAGTTTATCATTCTTCCAACTTATCATTATATTCTGACCATCTGTTTTTTCTGTAACCGCTCCTTCACTATCAAGATTACCTTGTAGTGTATTAATAATTAGTGTCTTAAAATCTGAAAATGTAAGATTTTTGTCATCGAAAGGATGATTGAGATGTCCATACGCTCCACCCTCAATTAATAATTGAACTTCTTTATTTAAATTAATTCGTTCTTTCATCGTCATCTTTTTATCATAGGCCATCGTTTTCATATCTGATATAGTAGCAATAAATGGTGACCTTCTTAAAGCTTTAAATGCTAGATTTTCAACTGAAAACTCTCCACCTCTAGCTAAACCAGAACTTCTCATTCTTTTTAATCTTTCTTTAATTTTATCTACCATACTAATTACTTCTTCGTATTTACCATCTTTCATCATCCTTTTTAATACTGGAATTGAACCTAGATAACCTTCTGCTTTTGAACGGATATCATCTAAATCAATTTGTAATTCTTTTTTCTTTGGTACTACTATCCATTTATCTTTTAATATAGAATATAGTCCTGAAGCAATGTGTACATCACCTAAATTTTCAACATAAACTTCTACAGGAAAACCAAAGATTTTAATATCGTGTTTATTATTCCAAATTGTTTTCTTTGCTAAAACATAATTTTTTACGAAATCTTCATCGTCATCTATTTGACTAAAATCAAGTCTTAGATGTAAATCTACATCAGAAAACTTTGACCAATTATAATTTGAAATACTACCTGTTAGAGTAATATCTTTTAAATCTACATTTTGTTCTAACTCTAAATCTTTAAAAAAGTTTTTTGCTATTATTAATAATTTTTTTCTTATTTCTGGTTTTAATTTACCATCTTTCCATAACTTAGTATTTAAAGAGTTTCTAATAGCAAAACTTTTAATGACATCTGGTTTTATATCTTCTTTAACATCTTTCTTTTTAGGTTTTGGATTTACAGGTCCTTCTAAATATTTCTTTGATAATTCTGCTGAACGTTTACTAAATGTC